CTGTCATACCTAAAACTTTTCTTTCATCATCACTTAATTGCCCTACTGCTCCACCAGTTTTACTTGCGGCTCTCATATCTGCTAGAGCTTGAAAAGCCACTCTTCCTCCTAAACTTGTTAATAAGTTCTTAATTTGATTTGATGTTGTGCCTGCAATATTGGCTTCTCCACGCATAAACGCAGCAAGTTTCGTTGGATTTCTTCGTACATTTGGACCTTGTATATCTCTTAATAGAAGTTGAATAGATTTAATATCTTGTTCAAAATTAGTAATTTCCTTATCTGCTTTTTTAAGTGCTTTAGTATTTAATTCAAAATAACTTTTTCTTTCAGATAAACTTTCTTTACTTTTAATTAATCTTGCTCTTACAGTTTCTTCTTGTTTATCATAAGTATTCCAAGCACTACTATTAATTGATGCATTACGTTTTGCTTCTATTATGTTTTTTAATTGTCTTTCATCACTATCAATTCTAGGTGTAGTATAAAAATTTAAAACTCTGTCTTTAGTTTTTTCTGCTTGCTGAAGCATATCTTCGTCATTATTCATTCTATTTTCTAATTCTTCTTCAGCTAATATTTGTTCTTCAGGAGTTCTTAATTGAAATTCAGAAGTATTGTCATTTATATTAGTATTTTCTTTTTCTATTTGTTTTTCTTTTTCTTCTGCTTTTAATGTAGGAGTAAAAGTATTATTGCCTACATAATATTTTAATTTTATAGTTCCATCATCTGTATTTATTAAATCCCCAGTTTCTGGGTCAAAACCTAAAGGCTCGTTTATATTTTTTCCTATAATATTGTTTGCTTGTGCTGCAAAACTTTGAGTAGCATTATATTTTACTACCGCCATACCTAATTTTTTTGCATTTGCCACTTCAATTTTTGTTAAAGATTTAACAACTCTAGCGCCATCAAGGTCTGTTACTGTATAATCGTCTACAGCTAGATCATAAGGTTTTTGCGTGTATTGAGATATATCTATTGGTTTTTGTAATTCATCAAAAAACGAAGTTTTTCCTGTTGTTGGATTAAATGATGCTGTAATTTGTATTCTGTTGTTTTGTTTATCATAAACTTCTACAGTCTTTGTTTGTGGCATAGTTGCCATTTTTCTATCTAATCTGTAATCTGCAAATTCTCTTTCATCTATATTTGCACCCCTTAATGATGCACTTAACGCTTTATTGGCATTAGTTGGCAATATGTCTTGTTCTAAAGTACCACTTAAATATCTGCCTAATTGTGTGCTATCTCCTGTTGGCTCTCCTACAGTTAATGCTACATTTTGTCTTGCGTATGGTACGCCTGATGGTGATTCAGAACTAGCATTAGCAAATGCGTCTACTCTTTGTTTTGATAGCATTTCTCTTTCATCTGCTGTGTTTGTTGCATAACTTGTTGCGTTATTTGTAATTGGTCCAGTAATTCCGTCATTTAAAGAGTCTTCTTTAAATACATAAGGTTGTCTATTAGTTACACCATCAGTTGTTTGTAATGCTGTTGTAGGTAATAAATCAAGATTTCCTGCTTGATTAACGCCCATTTGTCCTGGCATTGCATCAACACCTCTGTTTTGGGCATCTGCTATTTCGTAAGCCTTACTACTATAATCTTTACCCATTTCTTCTCTATTCATAGCTCTTTTTTCAGAAGCTCTAGCTAATACACTACTTAGTATTTTAGCTGTCATAGTTCCTACTGGGAATTTACCACCATAGGCTTCTGCTGCTATATCTTGAGCACCAATACTTCCACCCATTTGACGTAAATATTGAGCCATTTGTCTATCATATTCTGTTAAATAATCTTGTTGTCTTCTAGGAGCTTTAATTACTGCCATTAGATTCTTTCCATATTTACATCAAGTTTACTATAATCAACCAATAAATGACCAAAGATATTAGATAATACAGCTTTTGGTTTAATTTTCTGTACTTCTTGAGCTATTACACCTCTAAAGCGTTCTGGACTCCATAAGTAATTCCATTCATAAATATTGAATCCTGATGGTGATTGTCCTACTTTAACTATGTTTTCTTTTAATGTTTTATCAGATGCTGCTGCTCCTGCTCCTGCTAAATTACCTAGCATATTCATTCTAGCACCATAGCCTTGCATTTCAGAAGCGTATCTATTATTAGCATCAGAACCTGCCATTCCTGCGGCTTGCATAATTGGTGGAGGTGCAATACTTACTCCTGGAACATTTAATCCAGTTGTAGCAGTACCCATACCAGCAGAACCAATACTTGGTGAACCTGTTAATGTTGCAAGTTCTTCCATTGGTAAACGTCTTTCTAATAACGTATCTGCTAAACCTTGAGCTCTAGCTTGATTTTGCATTTCTCTTATCATACTTGCTTCTGCTAATTGTGATTGACGCATAGATTGTGCTTCGCCAGCTAATCCTTGACGCATGCGTTGACCTTCTGCAATAGAAGATTGTGCTAATCCTTGCATTTGGTCATTTTGCTGTAGACCTAGTTGAGCCATAGAATTATTATAAGCATCTGAACCTACTGGTAATCCTGAATTAATTAAATCTGTGTGTAATGATGTTCTTTGCATATCCATAGCAGGTTGCAAACGACTCATAGCTCTATCATAATATGCACCTTCACTTCTTGTTGCATAATCACTTAAATCATTCATTGTTGCTAAAGGTGCGAAACCTGTTCTATCTACAGCACCTTGAAAGCTAGGTAAACTACCTAAATTTAATTGTCCTGAAGGTAATTCTCCTAATCTTTGTCCTGCTACATCTAAATATTGTTCTCCTATGTTTGCTTGTTTAACTCTTTGCCTTTCGTATTCAGGCGTTAAACTGTAATTCATAGCAAATCTGTCATTACCTAAATCTGTAACTGTAGTTTGATCATAAGGACTAAAAACATCAGGTCTATTCATACGACCTTCTACTCTAGCTGTTTCTACATTAGCTGCACCTTGGGCTGTAGCTGCTCCTGTATAATCTGGAGATGGTGGTGGTTTAGGTGAACCAAATATACTATCAAACACGTTACTCATTAAATTTCCTTCCTTAAAATTACTTTTTCTTTTTTATATCCGTTTAAAACTTTTTCCCAACCTGCACGCCCTACAATTTCAATATTGTCATACTGTCTTTTTTTTGCATACTTTTCAACTTTTTCTTCAATTTTTACCAAAGAATCTAAATTACCTCCTGCTATACCTATCCTTAAAGTTTTTGCAAAACTTGCAGTAATTACAGAACAATCATCATTTTTAAAAAGTTGATAAGTTCCGTTTTCTATTCCTTTCTCTAAATCTTTTCTGGTTATAAGTTCTCTACCATAATCTACAGATGGGAATAATTGTTCCCATATTTTATCGGTTATAACCATTATAATCCTCGCCCTCTTTCAAAATATACATCTGTAGCATGCCATATAACAGTTTGAGATGTTGTACTTGTCCGTATTCTTATTGCAGCGTTCCACCCAATATCTGACACACTTCTCCACACACTTTGCGTTGCTGTTGTTCCACCCCAAGGGGCTACATCCCATGTGGCTACATCCCATTCAGAACCAGTTGTTGTTGCGGCACTTGGTGTATACACACTTGTTCCGTCATTAAAGTCTACATCAAAACCAATACTAACTGGTAAATCAGCATTACTGCCCATAACTGGTCTAATTAATGTAAATCTTTTTGGTGTACCTCTACCGCCATAATAAATAAATGCTGTCTTAGCATCTCCTTGTATTGCGGCTGTGTTATCACTATCACCACTATCGGCTTTAAATACTTTAGTATTCTCACCAAAATATAGCTCTCCGTTTAATAATTCCCAACAATACGCATTTTGCCCTGTAAATCTACCCCATGCACCTGTACTTACATTAACCACATATTGGTCAAAATCTCCAACTGTTGATGTAGGAACATTAAATAAACCATACTGTCCTTTAGGATAAATAATTCCTTGCCAACCAAATGTACTTGAAAAATTGTTAACCGATTGCAATATGCTACCACTTATTTTATCGGATATAGCTTTTGCTGGAGCGTTTTCTCCCGTAACTAATGTTTGTGATAAAGGCATAAACCCTTGTTCTGATATAAGAATAAGATCAGAATTAATATTAATAAAACATCTTTTTCCTATTGGTCTAGGCAATTTAAATGTACCAACTAAACTCCATTTTGCAGCATCTGAAGGGTCTGAACCATTATATATTGCTGCTTCGCCATGATTAGTTATAAATACAATATAATCATCTGGACCACTTCCACCATCTCTAGTCCATTGCCCTATAGATTGAATAAATCCACCCATATTAAAAACACTACCTAAATTAAAGGTAGATACAGAACCTGCAATATTGTTTATAGGCAGATACCCAAAACTTAATGAATTATTAATACAGAAAAATAATCTTTCTTTAAATACTGTAACATTATTAATTGTAGTAGAAGTAACACCACTTAATGATGGTGTAGCCCATGTAGTACCATTATAATGTCTTGGTGCGTCTACTCCATTGCATATCCAAAGATAACCACCACCTGATATTGTAAAATTAACATGTTGAAATTGTGAACTATTTAATGATGTAACTTTTGGTGAGCCTACTGAACCTGCACTTGTAACATCATAAATATTAGCACCACTTGCTGCAAATAGTGTGTTTGTAGCACCAGAAGAATACGCCATCAATGATTGTATTGTACTAGGTAATCCTGTTGCATGGCTTGTATAACCATTTCTTAACGATACATCTGTACTGCCTGGAAAAAAGTTATCTAAACGTATTGCGTCAGATTGTTCCATCATATCAGGTGCATCTCTAGTATTTAGACCACCAATAGGTGCTGGAACTGTTGTACTTTCGCCTGTTGGTTGAAATGCCATTTACCCTATATTCCTTAAAATTTGTGCTATTCTTGCCATTTCTTCTTCATCTTCCGTATTAGCATTTAATTGCATTCTTGGTTTACCTCCAACCATACCTACTTCTCTTTTTCTTGGAACTCCTGCAATGTCCATTGACATTTTTGCTGGCATTCTCATAGTGTACTCTGAAGGAACAAAAGGTTCTGGGTCTGGTTCATTTGTTCTATCTACAGGATTAGGTGGAGTTTCATTAGGATTATCAGGATTATTTAATATATCAGACATATCAGGAGGGGGTGCTTCTCTTAAAACTCTACCTATTAGTGTTCCTTCTGGGTCATAGTTTGGATTTAATAAAGATTGCCCTATATCCATAAGACTACCTGATTCTGGTGTTGCTCCAAATACATTATCAAAACTAGCTTTACTTGCTAAATTAGAAGCTCCATCTAATAAATCATCATACCAATTAGCCATTAATAATTCCTTCTAGGCTTTGGCTTTGGCTTTGGTTTAGGTTTGGGTTTTGGTTTGGGTTTATAATTATACATTACAGAGTAAAGTTCCCTTCTGGCTCATTTACTGGCAAGAACAATCTTGAACTACCAGACATTCTAATGATAGGTTTAGCACCATCTTTAGCTTGTTTTTCAAATAGTTTAATTTGGTATTCTTGTAATTGGTTATCGTATGGTAAACCTTTTTGTTTTAAAAATCTCCATATAACGCCTAATGTAATTAAATTTTCGTCTAATATTGTTGTGTTAGCATCTGCTGCATATCTAGTAGCGTTTGCATCACCATTTCCTGTAGTATCAACCCACCATTCAGAAATGTATTCAAAATATATTGCATCTCCTACTGTAGGTACTGGGTTCATTAATAATTTCCCACCTCTAATTCTAAAATAATTAGTTATGCCACTTTGCACAGAGCCTTTTAATGTTTGCCACTCTGTATTGTTTAATGGACCATAAAATTTTCTATCTGATGTTCTATTCCACATAGTATTATTAGAAAATCTTTCAAAATCTGTAGCTATAGCCGTTAGTCTACCCTGACTTTCATTAGCTATTGCTGTGTGGTTTTCTTCTTTTACTAATACTTCCCAATCATAGCCAGTTACTAGGTTTTTGCCTTCTCTATTGGCTGCGGCTAATAATTGTATAGCAGTAGTATCTGTTGAACCAATAACAGCAGAAGGAGATGGTACTCCTATTTCATTTGCAGCATCTTGGCATATTGTTAGTAATGTCATGAGCCAACCACCTGTAATGGTTTAATATTATGTTTTTCCATCATAAAAGACTTTGCTTCTTTTCTGTAATCTAGTGTGCCTTTGCCTAATCCATGACACGCACCATCTGACAATTCAGATAATTGTTCTACAGAAGTAATGCCTTCTAATTCTAACGCTTTAATTTTGTTTACGCTCATACACTCTAAGACATCTAAATTTGTTTCTTGTATTTTAATCTTTTTTGTATTTTTATAGTATTCTGCCCATTGTATTGGAAAATCTTTTTTTAATTGTTCCCCATTGTTTTTAACATCAAGAATTACTGTGTTTGGGTCGCCTATTAATGAAATTTTAACTAAATCATTTTTGTTTTCATCTTTAAAAAAAATTGCTCTTAAATTAGATGTTGCTGACATTTCATTCTCCTTTTAAACAGCAGGGGGAAATTAATCCCCCCACCTTATTAGTTTACTCTAAACCACCTGCTCTTATATGCATAGCTAATGCTGGAGCACTACCTGGGCTACCTGCTCTAGCAGTAGTTAATTTAAGACCATGCACTTGTGTTTGAGATGATGAAGCATCATCTAAAGAACCAGCAGTTGCGCTAGTATAGATTTTTGCATCTGCTGCACAAGAAGCTAATACGTTTAATGTGCATACTCCAGATGTTTGAATCCAAGCATAACTACCTGAAGCAATAGCAACAGGTGCTACTCCTACTATTTCTCCAGTATCGGCAAGAGCTTTTGTAATTGGAACAGCACTCATTGCTTCTGTTACTGCTACACAATCGTATTGTGCTACAGCACCGCCAGTAACGCAATAAAGCCATTCACTTCCATCAGTTCCAACCATTTTTGCACCTAGAGTTTGAGTTGGAGTAGTTTCTGCATCTCCATCAAAGTCAATCCCTAGTGCACTTTGTGTTGTATGTATCATGTTTATAATCCCTTCAAATTAATTTTTAAGAACAACTTGTCTTGCACGATTAGAACAGGTCATATTTCCTGCCCAAACTACTGGCAACACCATTGCGTCTTGATTTACAGAAGCCTTTTCCCCTAAAGGAGTAAACTCTCTACCTTTAGCTGGGCGAAGGAATAGATAATCAGTATTCAGCATATACATATGAGCTGCTGGACATTGATCATCATAATACACAGGTGCATTCATAAACATTAAGTTCATAAATCCTGCACTTGCGCTATCATCAGAAGTAAATCTTTGATTAGTTTGTAGAGAAGCCCAATAGAATTGGAAGTATGTGCTATCTGCTACGATACAATCTGGTTTATCTGCACCTCTAATTGCTAATAACCAAGCGGAGTTCATGCCTGATTGTATATTAGTTGCTGATGCTACTGCACCACCTGCTGAAGAAGTTGTAAAATCATAAACTTGATTTTGCCAGAAATCATAAGTATTTGCATCAATACCACCAACTGTATTAGTTGGAGTATCAGCTACTAATAAACCTAAACCACCTAAATCTTTACCATTTGTTCCTGTTCCATTTGCATAGAGAGAAGTTGCCATAGTATTTTTAAGCGTTTTTTCAAGATTTCTTACTCTTGATTTTAGAAGGTTAAATACTTGCTCTTTACCAGAATTTTCTACTTGCTCTAGTCCAGATATAACTACATTACCTGCAAGCTGTTTATAATTAAATTCAGCCGCTGTAAATACGTTACTTGTTGAAGTATCTAATACTTCGTAACCACTATACCATTTAGCTGTACCATTTTGTGCATATTCTAGTTCTTGCACTATTGTACGACCACCTGCTACAATTTTGTTGCCTTTTTCACTTATTGATTTAAGTAAGGCGTTATTGTTGGTTATGTTATCTGCCATTGTCTTGCTGTAATTAGCAAGAGTGGTAGTAACAATCTCTGTAAATGTACTATTTGGAGATGCCATTATCTATTTCCTAATTAAAAATTATACCCTGCAATTTAACCATTAAACCCTGCTCCTTCAATACTTGTCATTAACAAACTATCCAAATCAGATGCTTTAACAGAACCTTTAGGCGGATTAGCAGAACCAGAAGGTTTTACTTTTCTAGCTTTTTCTACTGCTGCTTTCCTTTTGCTATCTTCTTGTTGCTTTACTGATAGTTTAGAACTTTTTATAGCTTCAGCGTAAAGGTCATCATCTAACCTTACAGCTTTAGTATACGCTTCATCTAAACCTTTTGCTTCGCCAGCATCTATTAAATTACCCATTTTAACTCTTACTTTGTCAAAATGTGGGTGCATTAATTTGCCATCAGTATTAGTTTTCATAGAAAATTGCTCTACTGTTTGTTCTGTTTGTGCAACTGTGCTTTGTATATTCTGTTGTTTAAAATTATTGAGTTCTGACATAATTTGTTGGTTTTGTTGCAATAATTGGGCGTATTGTGGGTCTGGATCATTCCAAGACTCACTTTCTTCATTCATGGAAGACAAATCAATTCCGTAACCTTGTGCAAGTTGTCGAAGTGCCATTTTAGGATTAGTTCTCAAGGCATTGTCTGCATTAAGCAATCGAGATATATATTCTGCTTCTCCTATCCCTGTTGCATTAATAGTTTGACGTGCTGGTTGTAGAACTTTATCTAATGCTTCAATATTTTTGCGTTGTTCCGCTAATTCTTGTGTCTTTTTGGTGTAATCAGATGTCATTTCTTTATCACGCTTAATCATAAATTCTTGTGATTCTGCTGGTAAAGTGTCAAACACCTTTTTTACATCCTCTGTCCAATTTTTAGGAGCTTCTAGTTTGGATTCCGTAGAATTTACAGATGCTTCTATATTGTCAGGATTTCCTTCTGAACTTTCTGTTTCTGATTGATCCTCATCATGATCAGTAGCTAACTGATTCAAGTTTTCAGAGTCATCAACTTCCGTTTCAGGAGAAGTTTCTTGTTGTTCTGGTACTGTTAATGATTCCCTAGAAACTTGTTCAGCATCTTCTACTGGAGCTTCTTCTCTTTCATTAATAGAGTCTAATGTGTTACCGATTGAACTTTCTAAAACAGCATCAAGACTCATTGGAGCTTCTGCTGATTCCTGTACTTCAGGAGTGCTTACTTCTTCCATTTTATAGTTCCTTTCAAGAACTTATTGTTGCCAATTAGTAGGTTTAGCACTACTTGTGCGTGCTGTTCCTGCCCAATCGTTTCCTATTTGACGAACCTTATGTCGTCTTTCATGCGCCTTTAGTCTAGACCTGCTACTTATAACAGATTTGTCTATAGGGCTCACAAACTCTTGTATATCAGACATAACTTGCAAAGATTTACCACGCCTAGCGTTTTTATTCTTTTGGTATTCTTTGCCACCTGACCAATCTATAGTATCATAGTTTTTTAAATAACTCATTCCATAGCCTTTTCTGCTAATTTAACGTCTGTATTTAATAAAGCTAAATCTTCTTTTAAAGCGTTTCTTTCTCTTGAAAGTTCTGCTTCTGATTGTATCTTAGTCATTTCAGCACCAGTTTTAGCTTGTATATCTGCTAATTTACCTTCTTGCTTCATTTTCTCACGCATTAACTCACCTTGTATCTTAGCTTGTGTCATTTTTTCATTTTCACTAGGCTGTGGTGGTGCTTGCATTTGTTGTTGTGTTTGTTGCATAATAGCTTGTTCTGTTTGATCTATTACTTCTTCAAAATCTCTACCGACTTTCCATGCACCAACTAAAAACCTTAAAGATTGAAAGGCAATAGGTGTAAGTAATGGATTAGCATTAGATATTGCTATAGCTTTCTCTAAATAAGAACCCATAGTCTGTAAAAACTCTATTCTTGTTTGTTTTTCTGCATTTTCATCAGTAAATACTGTAGAATCTGTTTCAACATCAATATTATACGCTCTTAATTTATCATCACGCATAATTTGCACCATTTCAGGCGTAACTTCTATTCCTGTAATAGCTTGGAGAGTTTCTGGTTCGTAATGCTCTGCTACAATTTCTGCTTTAATTCTAAATAAATCTCTAATGTAGCGTTCTATCTCTTCTTGTCTTTTACGCATACGCATACTACCAAATTGTGCTTTTAATTGCTGTGCGGTAGCTGTTTCACTAGCTTTAGTATTACCTCGTAATAAATCCGATATGCCAGTAACTTCGTATATTATCTCTAAAATTTGTGTTCTTTGTGTGTATAACCCCTGTAAAACCATGCTTATTGGAGAGATATCTTCTTGTTGAAATACCCCTGCTAAACCACCTTTTTGGGCTAATATTGAGAAATTCTCTGATGGTATAAAGTCATTATCGCCAGCATTAGCTAAGTGTGATAATTCAGGCACACTTGCGTCATATACGCCACGTCTTTTTAAACCTTCTATTAAATTAGATATTCTGCTTGTTACTCTGTCTAATTCTTCTGCTTGGTCTTGATACAAAGTAAATTCAGGAATAGGAACACTTGTTTCGTTTGTTCTAACAGCTAACATTGGTGTTGGAGTTGGGTAAAAATTCTCTAATTCATAAGGGTCATCATCAACACGTATAACTTTATCGTAGCCCTTGGATATATAATACCTTTTGTATTTTACTCTATCCCAAATTTCCCATATTTCTGCTCTTTTAAAGACTTCTTCAGAACCATAATCTTTTTCGTCTGTATCTGGCGACCAATTTAAAGGTACATCATTAACACCAGAAAAACCTTTTTCTTTTAATTGATCTCTTGTCCATAGGTGTCTACGAGCTTTCCAATTAACGTCTTCTGGTCTTTTAGAAGGGTTTTCTCTGTAATCTTCCCAATGCACATAGTCAAAGAAACATTTTTGCTCTGCTACTCTTTCTTCTTCTACTTCTATAATAATTCTTTCGCCAAATTCGTTAATTTGTTCCATTTCTACAGTTTCTTTAACAAATACTGGCTCGTATACCACCCAAACTACACCTCTTCCTGGCAATAAGTAGTCTTCTAAAGCTGCTTCTATAGGTTTATTAGCATTATACATATCATTTGCATACGTTAATGTTCTTTCTAAAACTCTAGCTATATCTTTAGTTACTGGGTTATTATCGGCAAAACGTCTTCTTACATCAGGTTTCGCCATCTTAGCAAATAACGCTCCTTTTAAGGTTTCTGTATTTGCCCATAATATATTGAATTTCTTTTCTGCACCAATGCCATAACCATCTACATTTCTTTCATCTCTGTAGCGTTGTACGACTTGTCTTCCTCTTTTACGCCATTCTTGTTCTGTTTTATCAGCGTTTTCTAGTTCTATATGCCAATATTGAGCTGTTCCTTGCTCTAATTCTAGTGCTGATCTAGTGTCTTCATTAGCCATCTATTTTTTTCCTAGAAAATTTATTTTTTTTCAGTTTTTTATTTTCTTCTTCTTCTTTTTTTTCGTTTTCTATTGACTTCTTATAAAAAGTATAATCAGTTTTTACATAATTACCATCATAAAGTTTCATATTCTTGGTTGTTTTCTGTTTTTTTCTGATTTTAAGTGCAATTCTACCATTTCGTCAAGTGTTGGTTGTTTAAATAATTTTTCTAAAGCGGTTTCTTCTTTAGCTTTTGGTTTTAAATTTTTATAAGACATAGCTAAATACCTGAAACTATCACTTGCATGTGATGCCCAATTATGAAGGGGACTTCTTTTAAAAACACGCTTAACATCATCCCATTCTCTTTGGTAATTTCTTAAAGCATTAAGACCATTCTCACATTTTTCTTGGTCAAAATAACAATGTTGCAGTAGTAAACGTGCTGCATTAATACCATCATCTACTTTATGCATTGGAACTATTCTAGGTCTTCTGCCCATATTAACTAAAGTTTCGGCTCTTGTTCTTCCTGTGCCTAATTCTCTAACTTTAGCGTCATGTGGCAAATAATCATCTCCCCAATAGTTATATGGCATATCTTCCATAACCTTAACATAATGGTCTAAGCCTACTCCGCCACTTTCATAGTAATCAATAATGCGGATTTCTCCCATAGTAACTTGAAAAAACCATAAAGCACAACTATCAGATATACCTAAATCCCATGCAACATGCACAGGCAATGCTTCGTCATGTTCTAATTTTGTTATTCTTCCATCTTGTTCTGCTTCTATAACAAGATTGCCATAGTATGCACCTTTGATAGCCGCAGCCCAACTGCACTCAAACTCTTGCATATACTCATCTTCACCCATTTGTTGTTTAGCTGCTAGTAATTCTTTAGGGTCTACCACTTCTGTTTCTGACGCTTTGTATATAACTCTGTACCAATCAGGATCATGTTTAGCATCCTCATATAATCTCCAAAACTGGTTTCTTCCTTTAGGTGTACCAATAAATATAGCCCAACCTTTTCTATCTACTAATGCTGGTCTTACTACTTCTGACCAAACTCTAGGGCTCATATCAGCATACTCGTCAAGTATTACGCCATCAAGATAAATACCACGCAACGCATCTGGATCATCTCCAGCTCCGTATAAGCGAATACGACTACCATTTAATAAATCTACTCTTAATTCCGATTGATTAATCTTAGTGCCTGGAATATCTCTGGTATAATATACAAGATAATCCCAAGCCACAGCTTTTGCTTGTCGGTAGTACGGAGCAATATATGCATATCTACCATCATTACGTTCTGTTTTAAGTTCTAAGGCTTTACGTAATAACTCGGTAACAGCATACACAGACTTACCCCAACGTCTATGCGACACACAAATTTTAAATCTTTTATTATTTTGATGCAGCTTTGCCTGTAAGGGTCTAGGCGTATAAGGAATTGTTACATGCATTTAAACTACAGCTTTTTTCTTAAATCCTTTTTTCATACTAGCATACGCTTTTGGTGATACAGTTGACTTAGCTTTAGTTCTTGATGTACCAGCAGCTTTTCTTTTATTCATATTTGCATATAATCCTTTTTTCATAATCACTTATCCTTTTTTATTTTTTGCTACAGTTTGTGCTGTTTTAGAAAGCTCTCCAAAATGAAATAATTTTTGGCTAGTTTTACCATGCACCTTTCCAGAATGCAGACTGCCATTAGGCATTTTGTGCATTCCTCCTTTATGCAAAGACCCTTTTCTAGTATAATGTTTTACGCCCTTCATGTAACACCCTCCCTAAGTTTTTTTATTTTTACTAGCAAAATTCCTAGCAGCTTGTGGACTGCCAAATCCCCATTTTTTTAAAGCCAACGCTTTACGAGTCGGCTCTCCTTTTGCATTCTTCATTGGTCCTGCCATACCACCAAAGCGTGCTGCAAACGATACCCTTCTTGGATTAGTTCCTGTGCTTAACGGAGCTTTTAAATTACTGCCTGTAGTTCTATTTAAATGCGCTCTACCTTTAGCGGATAAACCACCACTAGGACTTTTATGGATTTTTTTCATTACTGACTTCCTCCACTACCTTCATATCCTTTGGTGGATCAAGGGAAAAGCTCACACTAATCTGATTAGGAATACCCTCATGCTCCACCTTCTCCTGAAAGCCCCCCTTAGTCTTTGCCAAAAATATAGCGGATATTGTATCGCCATTCATAGCTTTCTTATACAACTGACTACCAATATCCATAGTCAATCTTTCCCTACCCGTTTCTAATGCATGACCAAAATGTTTCCGCAAAGTCTTAGGATCACACCCCACTAACTTCCCTATCTGCACATGCGTTAATCCAAACCCTACACCCAATGAACACACCTTCTCCTGCTCTGGTGTCGGTTTAAAAACAGGTCTGCCACCTAAATCCTTCTGTACCTTAATTTCCATCTACTCTTCCTTTTTGTTTTTTTATTATTATATTTACAAAATGGCAAGTTTATATTTTCTTTTTATGATATATTACAAAACTCCTACAAGTCAATACCCCCACAGAGTTTGATTATTAAGTGTGGGTAGTAGTACTTTATCCCCACCACTACCACCACCCCCCCACTCGGTCGGTTGAAAAAATCTCAAATCAAAAAAGATTGAAGTACCTTCTCTTACCTATCCTAGCACCTAAACAGATTTAAACACGTTGCTTGCCAAGTACTGACCGGTAACACCTATCTT